GTGGGTGGAGGTATGCTGCGTAGAGTTCACCCATACGAGGCAATGCCTTGTTTGTGCGTAGTGAAACGACAGCGTTGCGGATATCCGCTACTGACATTGTATCTACTGGTAGAACTGTTGCAGATGATGTTGGAGCAGTTCCTGATGGACCGTTAGCGTAGATCGCGTTGGTTCCTGCTGAGAGGACCTGACCTACTACGTTGTCAATCGAATCTGCTGCGTTGTACGCGATGATGTCAGCAAGAGCTGAATCAACGTCGTTGAAAGAAGTTAGGTTTAGCTTCTTTGTTGTTGTTACTGCTGAACCGTATTCGTTCAGAGTTACTGTAACCTGTGAAGGGTTACCGAGAGCAATGGAAGATACATCTGATGTTTCTGTCAATGTAGATGTTGCTTGTGCAAGATCTGAATAGATTGAGAATACAACTGATGATCCTGGCATTGCCTGTTGCACTGGCTTGACGTCAGCGAGAGAACGCATAACTGGAATGGAGCGAAGCGCCATTCTGACATATTGGTCGTATGCGGCCTGTACTAGGGCGCTGATCGTCGAGCTAGAGGTGGGGGTACCTGTTGGGATAGCCATTTGGGTCTAGCCTTTCTTTAGGATCGGATGTTAGAGTCCAGACAATCTAATGACTTCATCTAGTTCTTCACGACTGTTTGTATTGAGAAGTTTTTGCATTATGTCTGCATTATGTTCTGGCGATGAGCCAGCATCTGCAGTGTTAGTCATTCTCTTATACGCAGCCGCTTGAGCCGGATCTACATTAGGTGTTGCCTGGGGTTGGCTGGATTCAAAGCCGAATACATCGGCATAATCATCTAGCCATTTAGACAATGACTCTTCAGTTGGGTCAATGTCCTGCGGAATAAATGAAGCAATTTTGCCATTCACCCCGCGAGATGCGAGGACATCCTTAATTGCTCGTTCGCGTTGGCCCTTGCTTAGGTTTTCAAACTGAGCACGAAGCTCTTGTAGTTCTTTATCCTTTTGCTTTGAAGCCTTGCGTAGTTGCTTTACAAGGTCATTAGACGAATCGTTTGTAGTGATATCGTCGTCGTCATCCTCGTACTCGTAATTGGACATAGTCCATCTCCCTATCAGTTAGTTGATTGCGCCAGCCTCATATTCCAATGGGGATTGGGTATGGCTCTGACTCCTGGTATTGATGTCGCTCCACTAGGCCAGTCGTTCTAGTGGCAGGTTTATTATATTCCGCCTGCGCGATCTCGCGCTAAGGCTCCAGTAGTTACTCCGGTCTGACCACCAAAGGTAGCCTTCTCAAGTCCAGTAACCTTCTGGCGTTGCTTGCGTGCCTCTTGTGCTCCTGTAAGTTTGAATACTTCTGACTCAGCAGTTGCTTGAGTGTAAGGTGATTCACCATAGATAGAAGCAAGTTCTGATCCACGCTGTAGTCCAGCACCGATTGTAGAGTAACCTTCAGTAGCTGCTGCTTTATCCACACCATACTTCTGTAGTTCTTCTGCTCTTGAAAGGCTAGTTGTCAGACCCTTTTGCTGCATTGCTGCTCCACCAATTTCGGCAGCAGTCACCTTACGTTGGATCTCTTTGATAGCGTTCTTAGGATCAAGCGTGTAAGCCAAGATATCGCCATCTTTAATATCTGGATAAAAGTCTTTAAGAGTCTTGAGAACTTCTGGGTTAGACTTAAGCACTCGATCTTGGGCTACCATCAAACGATCTTCTAGTTCTGTGTTGCTAACATCATTAGCAAGGAGTTGTTCAAAACCTTTTTGTGTACCCATAGAGTCTTTGCTCCAGTATGACTCTGGTAGTCCATACTGACGCATTACTTCTTGGTACTGATCTTCCATCTTAATATACTCGGCTTCGCTGAGTGCAGCTAGTCCCTTACCGATGCGCTGCTTATTAGCACCAAAACGTTGCTGGTAGGCAGGTGTCTCACGTAGACGTAGAGTAAATTCATCATCTGAAAGTCCGTCTTGAATGTATTTCTGTAGAGGTTCAACCAATGATCCCAGACCATACTCAGAAAACTTCTTGTAAAGAATGTTGTAGGCTGATTCGCCAGCACGTCGCGTAGTATCAGAAAGTGCTGTCTTATCAGCAAGTAGCGCTTCATACTTGTCATAGGTAGCCTTGTCATTAAAGACTGTGCCATCTGTAGCCGTATAAGTAATTGGTTTTACAGCCGCTTTCTTTTTTGCGGCTTCTGCTTTTCTAGCTTCTGAGGCTTCACGTAATCCTTTAATAACTTCTCTATTAGCTGCTGCTTCTTGGCGACCAAGATCAACAGTTTCTTTTGAGATTCTTGCAGATTCGGCAACGGCACTAAGATTAACATCTTCTTGAGCAAGTCTTTTTTGAAGTTCTTTTATTTGCGCTTTGGTTGCCATCATTACCCCTGGAATCCGAAGTCCTTGAGGACTCTCGATGCTACTTCTGAAACGTTCTCACGTGCCTTATCTGTGAACTGCCAGCGTGGATCTTTGCGGAGTGAACGCTGGTACTCATAGATAGGCATTTCTTTATCTGGACCAATAGCCATACGCAGTGTTGGATCATTTAGAGAAATACTTGTTGGATCTATCTCTAGCGTTGCAGCCATTAACTTCTTGTAAGGAGCATAGACAACATCAAGATCAAGTCCGTTGTCTATCATCTGAGCAACCTTATCTGGCATACCAATCTTGGCTGTGCTGCGAATAAGGTTCTTAAAGATATCTACATTTTCACCATTATCAACACGCTTAACCCAGTCATTAACAATAGAACCAAAATTGTCATCAAGATCAAGTCCATTTGCTACTGCTGTTTTTTCTAACTCTTGGCGAGTAAGAGACTTAGCACCTTCTAAGCGTTGTGTGACCTCTTTCTTGAGGTTAGAATTCTTGTTGATCTCATCCAAAAGGAATTGATTAGCATCAACACCAGTAAGGGTTTCAACAATCTTCTTGCCATTGACTATTTTTATAGTCTGAGTAGAAGGTTGCTTACGTTGGGCATCAAGCAACTTTGAACTAAATATTTTTATTTCGCTAGGAGTTGCGTCACGGCCTAGTTCAGCATTAAAGACTTCATTGATTTTAGCAACAGCCGCTGTTGGACTAGAGATTGAAGGGTACTGTGTAGTAGTTGGGCCATCGCCTAGACCTCCTACACCTGCTGCTTTTCTATTGTTTGCTAAAGTTTTGTAAAACTCAAAACGATCTGTGTAGACCAATCCAAGGCTTGCGTACTTATCAAGATCTTCTTCTGCGGCAATAGCGGCAGGAAGTAGAGCTTCAGCGTTAAAGACACCATTGACTGGACCTTTGTAGGTTCCTGCATCTTTGAGGGCTTGTTGCAATCTCTTTGTTTTTTCAACGCTACCGATTGCACTTTTTAGAAAGTCATCAATGGTCATTGATTGAGCAGGAGATTGTGTAGGACTTTGATAACCAGATGGTTGACTTGTTACCACAAAAGGCTTTTGAGTATCTGTAATTACCTTTTCTGTTTGATTACGCTTGATGCGAGCTTCTTCTAGTTTCTTTTCAGCCGCTTCTTGAGCAGCTTTATCTTGAAGATCTTTTGCTCGTTGAATCTCTTCTTTAGCCGCAGCTACTTTTTTCTTTTCTTCGTCTAATCTTTTCTTATCTTCTTTTTCTTTTTTGTCAGCTTTTTCTTGTCTTTCGGCTTCAGCCAACTTAGTCTCAAAAGAAGATAACTGCTTTTCTAATTCTGACTTCTTTTTCTGATATTCAGGAAAAGCCTTATCAAACTTTACTTTGGCTTCTTCATAACGTGAAGATCCAATTTTATATTTATTCATATTATAGCCAGGGGTGCCATAGCCATAAAGATTATATTCTAGCGTCTTAAGACTGCGCTCAATTTTTTCGATGTCTTGTTTAACATCAATTACATTATCTGCCATTTAGTCCAACAACCTTCCGAATAAAGAGTCATATGCTGCAAGTGTGTTTTCATTAAACTGTGATAGTTCCTTGAGTTTAATTATTGTGCTATCTTTTTTAGATCTTGCAAGGAAATCAGATCCACCAAAACGATCAAAGTTTTCTTTCTCTTTCTTGTAAGCAAGATATGTGTCAAGCATTTTCTTAAGAGCATCAAACGTCTTAGGACTTCTTGCTCGAACACTGTTATTTGCAAGCATTAACTCAAGATCGTTAAGAGCATTGATTCTTTCAATTTCCTTCTGACCGCCAGCATTAAGTTCTTCTGCTACCAATGGACGTCCAGCAAAGAATAGTTCTTTCCAGTCACTAAACTCTTTACGTAATTTGCTGCGAGTATAATCAGTTGCAGCTGACTCTAAACCGCTTTCGTATTCATCTTTACGATCATAGTATGACTGTAGATCTGCTGATGTTTGAATCTTACGTAGATGATCTTCTACTCGCTGGTTCTTGCGTAGACCCATATCAGTCATAGTCTTATAGGCATCCCAAGAGAAACCACCCTTGTTAGGAATAAGGAATACTGCTGCCTCTGGATATTCTTTAAAGATACTTTCGTTTTGTTCTACAAACATACCGGCTTCTTCAGCATAACCAAAGGAAGCAACTGTAGATCTTTCAGATTCTGGAACAGTAAAAGGTATTTGATTAGGGTATAGTTCTACCCAACGCTTCATTGCGTCGTCGTAATCAACATATTCATCTTTAAGATCATTCCACAACTGCTTAAAGTTAGCACGTCCATTGTCACGAACCCACTCGTTCATATCTGATTTGAGCTGAACTTGAGGTGATGCGGGAGCAAAGAATCCAAATACAAAGCGCATACCCAAAATACCTAGGGTAGTATTCTTTACCATTAGGCGGTACTCTTCAAGTTGCTGAGCAGATGGTGGAATAAGATTTCCTTCTGCATCATAACTCTTAGGAATACCGTGTCCTGCTGCCTCAAGGTAGGTAACTGCCTTGCGGTGTGCTGATGCGTACTGTGAGTCACGCTCGTCACGGCCCATTGCACCGATTAAACGGTTGACGTGTGCCGGTAAAAATGCTGAAGTTACAGGTTGATCTACTGCATACTTACCTAAAGTATAACGAGTAATCGTATCGGCTGCGCCTGGGCTAAAGATATTAACAATACTTTCAAGAGTCTTGATAGAAATACCAGCAACGGGTCCAGCAAAGGTAGGAACAAGTGAATCTGGATTTAAAGATGGGGTTAACATCTTAACCTGAGCACCAAACTGAATAGGCATTGGTGCTCTAAACTGTGATCCAATACCTAAACCGTCAAGCATCTTCTGCATTGCGTTATATACAGGTTCAATTCCTGGGTAGATAAAGTACTTTTCACCTTGATCGTCTTCTTGTACGAAACCAGAGTGAGTAATTCCCTCATATGTCAAGGCTGCTATAGCGATTGACTCTGGGTTGTACTTAACAGCACGACCAACACGACGATAAAAGTCCTCAGTGGCACGATAGAAGCGTGCAAAGTTACGAATCGAGAAAGACATCTGTGAACGAACTAGCGGATTGTCAATATATGCAAGAGTTTGTCCAATAGCACGCTCTTCTACTACTGTGGCTAAATCACGCTTAGCCTTTTCAGTAGCTTGAAAAACAAGTTCTCGTTCTGCTGGGTTAATACCCTTAGTGTATGAGGCAATCCACGCATCTTCAAAGCCTGACTTACGCATTTGCCTACGAATATCTAGCATTTCAGATACAACAATAGGCTGACGTGACATACGGGCGTTAGCCATACCCAGCCAGCGCCATCCATTTTCCATAAATGTTGCACCCATATTGCCTGTATTAGTTACAGGTACAAGTTGTGGTCCAATTACACTTCTTGGTAGATCCATATCATCTGCTGTGCGAAGATCATCTAATGATATCTTGCCAGATACTACATACTCACCATTGTCATCAAGGGTGCGAACCTTGTTGAGAAGATCATCATTAAGTATTGTAACGCCATTGGCATCTACTCTGCGTGTTTCAAATATTTTGCGGGTGCGATCATAAACAAGACGAGCGTGCTCATCAATACTGATACCCTTAGCCTTAAGAAGTGACTGGTTTACAATGTCTGGGTTTTTTCCAAGATAGGCACGGATTGCTGCAATAGCAGCCTCTGGGTTGTCAAGGTTTGCGACAGCCAAAGCACCTAGTTCATCATTAGAAACGTATGAAATGCGAAGTAGCCAGGAAACAAGTGATGCTTCATCCTGATTAGTTATACCAATAGTCTTAAATCCAAGAGTATTTGCATCACGACTGTATTGTTGTTTAGGACCGGTAATGCGTAGTTCTGCTGAACGTACTCCGTGCGCCTGGGTAAACCCTACTGCGCTAGTGAGAAAGTCTGATCCTGTAGCAAAGTTAAAGCCACCTTCTGAAATAACAGATAAGAAGTTCTCGATGTCGCCATAGATGATCTGTTCTGTAAGGAGTTCTACCGCTTCCTCGTTCATTGGCTTGCGACCTTGTGATTTCAGGAAGTTATTAACACGTCCTCTAGTAAGAGCACTTGCCATAATCTCACGTGTTTGACGGACGATATCAACATCTGTTTCTTTACGCAGTTGAGCAATTCGATTCTTTGCAGCGTTGATAGTTGCTTCGTCTGTAGACTCTTCGATTGTTTTACGAAGTTCTTTAATTTCAGCTTTGCTTGTAGTGAGTTTAAGATCAAGCGCCTTGATCTCATCTGCGTAGCGAGCAGCCTCGTCTTTATTAACAATACGCATAACAACACCTAGTGGACTATTTGCCAAGTTCTCAAATGCTCCAGCACCACGTGCTTCTTGCAATGAGGTAAGTACACGTGTAGTCAGACGACGGCTACTTGCAACTCCCCAAGGAGATACACCAATAGCAAGACTAATCATAAGATCTTCAACAGAGTTACGAATAGCATAACGTGGGCCAGCAAGAGTAAGGAATGACCAATATCCAACTGTCTTTTCAAGAAATGTACTATTTGCAATCGGACCAATAATCTTTTGTCCTAGTGTACTTCTTGCAGTAAGGCGATCAATGTCTCTTAGAGTTGGAACTGTAACTATGCTACTAAAGTCTGTAGCAAATGCACCGACTTCATCTAGTGCATTATCATTGTTATCAAATTTAGCCTTACCTTTACCTGCCATAGCACGACCTACGCTTTGGGTAGGTTCAGTTGTGTTGATGCCACGAATATCAGATATGTTAGCCATAATGCCATCAAAAAATTCTTTTCGCTGGCCTACATCATCAATGCCACGAAATACTTCTGCTGCTAACTTAGCTTCACGTTGTGGAAACACTAGGCGTGATAGGCGATAGATATACTCTGGTGCTTTAGTGTCAAGAAGATCAAACTGATTGTCCCTAAACATAGGTGCAATAGCAAAGCGTTGCTTAAATCGGTCAATACGGACACCAATATCTGCTGTAGAAAAACGCGCTACGCCAACTTTCTTGGTCTTATTAAGAGCGTCTACTGTCTCTACGATTTGTTCACGGCCTTCTGTGATGGCCTTATAGATACCAGCATCTGTTGCATCTTCACCAAAGAATGATGCGTTAACAAGAGCCGGTCCTACTTTATCAATGTTAAATATTCTATTAGCCGTAGTCAAAGTGGCAACTCTAAGTTTGCGAGCCTCTGTCATACGTGGCGCAATAATGCGGCGACGACCACCTGCGCCCGTAATCATCTCATCCATTTGTTTTGCATTGGAAAAAAATGCTTTGGCGGTAAGAACGTCTTCAATAGGCTCTGCCGCCTTATTAAATGTTTGAATAACTGCTGGGCCAAACTCAGGGGCAAGAGTCTTCATCTCTTCAATAAGACGAGCTTTGGTTACAGTATCTTGTACTTCATCGGCTTTGCGATAGGCTTTAAGTTTAGCGCCGTATTCATTCCAGAATGTAGCAGTCTTAGGCTGATCGAAGTATTTTGCAAATGCAACACCATCACGTGCTGCGCTACCTGCAATAACTTCTACTGAATACTTAGAAATATCATATAGTTTCTTTACTTTACCACCAACAATAAGTGGATCAGCAAAGATTCGATATGCAGCATCTACTGCTCCTGATACTGCCTTGTAGAAAAATCCAGATCCTTCGTATTTCTCAGGAATAAATAGGTTTGCTATGAAACGACCAGGTGAGTACTTAGCTGCTTGAACAGCATCCATTGTATCTTGAAAGAGATCTTGTTCTTCCTTTGTACCTTGGGTCTTATCGTAAAGTTTAAGATACTTAAGTTGCTGAGGTGTAGCCTCAGCAATAATTCTACCTTGATCTTCACCCGATGCAATACGTATAGCGATATCAACAGCAGTAGGATCAAATAGTTCCTTAGCACGTTCAATACGACCTGGGCTAAATACTTTGTCACCTTTATCGTTGGCTATATCCCAAGCCTCGTTAAGATTTACCTTTTGATCTCCTGCAACTAAAACAGTACGAGCAAGGCGTGTAGAAAAATCTGAAACATTCTGAAGTCCTGCAAGACCTTTACCTAACAGATCAACTACAGCTCCACCAGTATAGTTCCAAGCAGTAGATAGCCAACCTTCATCCGGTTTTTCAACTGGAGTTTCAGTGCCATATTGTTGCTTTAATGAAGCCTGTTGTGTAGGTGTATATTTAGCATACTGCTGTTGGGCTAGATCATTAGGAAGAGAAGTGAGTTGTTTGTGGGCCTTAAGGGACTTACTGTAAGCCTCAACCCTTTTTCTATCTTCTGCCGCCAACTTAGCTGCATAGGCTGCTGATGAAATATTATCAGCCATTAGTTACCTCGCGCTAGAGCGTTCTGATAAAGGATAGCAACTTCACCTGTATTGTCAAAAGGAATCATCTCAGCGAGAATATCTGATAGTTTGCGTTCTGCAAACTTTGATTGCATCATAAGTGCGCTAGATCCAGGGCCTGCACCCATATCAATACCTGCTGTTACAGGTTCTTCTGGACGTTGTGTTGGTTCATATAAACCAGTAACTGGTGTTTGGTCTGGACGTACTCTATCTCGTGGTGCTGATACTGCATCTGCTGTTTTGCTTAGTGGAGCACCAGACTTAATAGCCTGTGTCTCGACGCCTTCGCCGTATGCAATGGAACCCATCTCTAAATTATCTGTACGTGTGGAATACTTGCCAGGACCTGCTGGGCCAGCCAATGGATTCATTGGTGCTGTTGTCATCGGTCCTCCTCTAAAGTCTCTAGGTCTTGCGCCATTTGTTGCCACGCCTGATTAGTTTCAGTCTTATGGTTAGAATGGTAAATACTTAATTCATATAATGATTCAAAAAATCCTGATGCAACCTGCGAGAAGTTATATGCAGCTTCTGCAAGTATTACTATAAAATCAGAAGGGCGTATAGGACGACGTATTCTATTATTATCCATCGTCCTACACACCTTCCACTAAATCTATTAACCTTTTTTTACTGATGTGCCTTTGCGAGCTTTTGCCATCATTCCGAAAAAAACCTTGCCGCCTTTTGGCTTAGAGGTATCCTTCTTGCCTTCTACTGGCGTTGACATTGGCGCCTTAGCGCGTGATCCCTTGTTCATATTTACACCTCCCTCACTTATGCTGCGCCGGTAATACCAGCGAGTAGTTGTGCTATATCTGGACGTTGACCAGCAGCAGGGGCCGAACCAGCTTGTGTTTGTGTAGGTTGCTGCGAGGCAGGGGCGGGGGCCGCACCTGCTGCTGGAATCTGTTGCTCCATACCTGGTGCCATAGGTGGCATCTCTGGGGTTGGTGCTGGTACTGGTTCTGGCATAAACGCCTTTTCAATAATGTTTTCTAGGGCTTGTCCCTTTTGGCGACCTTGGATAACAGTTGCGATACGGCTGATAATCTGTGAAGGGTCTTGGCCTTGCGCCGCGAGTGCCGGTATCGCCTGAGCGTACTGAGCAACAGCAACGCGCAGAGAATCACGCATTTCTTCAATATCAACACGTTGTTCCTCCTGTGTAACGTTAAGATCCATAGGGATCTCACGACGTACATAGTCGCGTGAGACGAGTTTGTCTGAACGCATTTGTAGCAAAGCAATGATGGCACGGTTAGGGTCCATACCGGACATAATTCCGTAACGGACATCTACGCCATATTCACCCTTGATGTCGCGGGTTGGGATGTATTTAAGTACATAAGGTGTTCCGTCATCAGAACCCTTGATAGTCTTTGGAATTCCACCAAAGATTTTCTCATCTGCTTCAAAGCAGAGTGAGGTAAGTTCTGTAAATAGTCGAGCAAACTGTGCTTGTGCTGCCTTGATCTGTGTATCAAATCCAGCCTGTAGAGCTTGTACACCACGACCTGTAACAACAGATGCGTCAATGTTACCTGAACGAGACTCTGGGTAACGAGCACCCATACGTAGTTCACGCTCTAGCACACCGGATTCTGTAAAGACTCCAGGTGGTAGCTCTAGTGGTACACGGCGAATACCTTGTGGATTAGCAGAACGCATAATTGCATCCGG